CCTTGGACATGGAAGAATTCAAGAAGCAATAGAAGCCTCTGGCTTACTTGCACAAGATTTAGAATTTGATCCAGAGCCAAGAAAATATAATAAACAAACTCATCCAGCAATGGAGTTTAGAGTTAAGATTGATGATCCACCTTTTGATGGTTATGGCGATGTCATGATTGACTATAAAGGTGAAAGACTTGTTGGTGAAATTAAAACAATAAGAAATGATGACTTTGAGTATAAAAAAATAAGTAGAAAACCTAAAATGGGTCACTTGATGCAATTACTAATGTATATGAAGGTTTGGAAAATTCGTAAAGGTGTAATGATTTATGAAAATAAAAACAATCATGAATTACTTACTTTACCAGTAGTTGTAAATGATCATTATCGTAATTGGGTAGATCAAGCCTTTGACTGGATGAGGATGGTTTATAAAAATTGGCAAGATAAAGAATTGCCACAGGTTCCTTATCGTTCAAATTCAAAAATTTGCAAAGTGTGTCCTATTCAAAAAGCCTGCTCTGAAGCGGGTACAGGAACAATAAAAATCAAACCACTAGTATTATTAAAGGATGAAGAGGATTCCTTAATGTGAGACTATGTGAACGATGCGAGACCCCATTTAAACCGAAAGTAAGTTATCAAATTTATTGCGGAGATGTTTGTAGAGAACAGGCCACAAAAATAAAGATAGCCGAAAGGTATCAAATAACTCGCAGACAAAGAAGAAAAGGAAAGAAAAGACTTTGCCTTGGTGGTTGTGGAGAACAACTATCAATATACAACGACTCTGGATTTTGTCCTAACTGCAATGTAAATAAAAAAGAAGTAGACAAGATGTTAAAACAAATAAAAGGATTTATTGATTATGAACAACAGTGGTAATCCAAAAACAATTTGTGCTATTGATGCAAGCACCAACAGTCTTGCTTTTGCTATTTTTAATAAAAATGTTTTAGGAAGTATTGGTAAAATTAAATTTGAAGGAAAAACAAATTATGAAAAGGTTATGGATGCTTGTGCTAAAACAAAAGCATTTTTTGAATATTATGGTGGATTTGAAGCAATTGTAATTGAGCATACTGTATTTATGAATAGTCCTAAAACTGCTGCAGATTTGGCTTTGGTCCAAGGTGCGCTATTGGGTGCAGCAGGATTAACTGGAACAAAGACTATAGGAACTGTAGCACCAATAACTTGGCAAAACTATTTAGGAAATAAAAAAATAACAAAAGAAGAACAGGTTATAATTAGGTCAAAAAATCCTGGAAAGTCAGACTCTTGGTATAAAACATATGAAAGACAAATTAGGAAAGAAAGGACTATTAAACTAATTGAAATCAACTATAATAAAGTTATTAGCGATAATGACGTTGCTGACGCTTGTGGTATCGGTCATTGGGCTATTAATAATTGGAATAAAGCAATGAGGATTGAGGAATAATGCCAGAGTTAAATGCTAACATACCGCCAATTGAATGTTATGTCCGTGGTAATTTTTTAAGAGATCAAGAAGATAGTCATGATAAATATTTTCCATGTGTAATTTTTGGAGTATCAAGCATTAAGAGTAGAAGTCCTTTGTTTCATTTTTTAATGGAAGATGGAGGAATCTGGTGGAGAATGCCAATTAATGCCTTTTGCACAAAACCAGGAGTTCCTGAAGAACCAATTTATAATCTTGTGCTTTGGAACTCTTTTAGTCCACACATAACAGTTACAAAATTTGAAAACTTAAGCAATATGAGAATGTCATATATAGATAGAAATAAAAATAACGTTGGTGGAAAATATTTATTTACCTTAGACTGGCACAATCCAGAAAGCAATATTTTAGACGATGGATATTCAGAAAGTCCAGGGCAACATAAATGTGGTCATGTTATTCAAAGAGATGATGGAAATTTTGCGGTACAACCTAATAACCGTATTAGATTAAAGGAACCATCATTTGTAACTAAAAAAGATCTAGTAATACAAAGACTTATAAATACAAATAAGTGGGATGTTGAGAGTTATGATAAGTGGGTTTTAGAAGACTCAAACGCATACGATTATGACATTTCTGAAACAGAAGTTGACAAATAATATCATGAGTGCTAAACTGTATACAAGCGAGGCTTGGCTCCGTAAAAGGTTTGTTATGGACAAAAAGTCTCCACAAGATATTGCCAAGGAGTGTGGAACTAGTGTTGAGACTATCTACGTTTACCTTGCAAAATTTGGATTAAGGAAATCAAAGCGATGAAATTAGAGCCAGTGTATAAAGATGTAAAAAGTTTTAAATGTGACGATTTATATCTTCATTCTATTGGTGCTCCATCTGGTAAAGAAATTTGGTCAACGTGCCATGGAATTGCACAAATGCTTATTGATAAAAATATTGCGTATGGAGATTCTGCATTAGATCCTGTTAGAATTTTTAGCAAAGCAGATCCAGCAGAACAACTTAGAGTTAGAATTGATGATAAATTAAGTAGACTAATGAAGGGTACTGAATATGTTGGCGACAACGATATTGATGACCTTATTGGATACTTAGTGTTGCTTAAAATAGCAAAGGAAAAAAATGTCAACTGAAACAGAGTTAATCCAGCATCTTGATGAAGTAAATAAAGTTGTTGCAGAATATCTAAAAGGTCAAGATCCAACAAAAATATCTAAAGAGTTAGACATCCCACGCACTCGTGTTGTTGCACTTATTAATGAGTGGAAGGTTATGGCTTCTGCTAATGATGCCATTCGTGCTCGTGCTAAAGAGGCTCTTGCTGCTGCAGATACGCATTACAGCAAACTTATTTCAAAGTCTTATGAGGTTATTGATGAAGCCTCAATGACAAATAATCTTAGTGCAAAAACTCAAGCAATTAAATTAGTTATGGATATTGAGAAGTCTAGAATTGAAATGTTGCAAAAGGCTGGATTGTTAGAAAACAAAGAACTTGCAGAAGAGATAGTTGAAATTGAAAGAAAACAAGAAGTGCTAGTTGAAATACTTAGAGAAATTGCTTCAACACATCCAGAAGTACGTGATTTAATTATGCAACGCCTCTCTCAGATTGCCAAAGAAGGAGAAGTGATTACAATTGTCCACGATGTTCAATGATTTTCTTGAAGTATTAAAAGAAAACCACTTTGAAGAAAAGCCAGTAGACGCTAAAACATTTGTAGAGTCTTCTGATTATTTAGGACAACCACCCTTGTCTCCAGTTCAATATGACATCGTAGAGGCAATGAGTCAAATATTTAAAAAAGAAGATTTGCAAGACCTATATGGTGATGCTGAAGGTTCAAGGTATTACGACAAATATACAAAAAATGAAATTATTCTACAATTAGGCAAAGGATCTGGAAAAGACTTTGTGTCTACCGTTGCTTGTGCATACATTGTGTATAAACTGTTATGTCTTAAAGATCCTGCAAGATATTTTGGTAAGCCAACTGGAGATGCAATAGATTTAATTAACGTCGCTATTAACGCACAACAAGCAAAAAATGTTTTCTTCAAAGGGTTTAAAACAAAAATTGAAAAGTCACCTTGGTTTGCTGGCAGATACAATGCAAAAGCAGACTCAGTAGAATTTGATAAATCAATTACAGTTTACTCTGGTCATTCAGAAAGAGAATCACATGAGGGTTTAAACTTACTACTTGCAGTGCTTGATGAAATTTCTGGTTTTGCATCTGAAGTTGGTACTGGTAATGAACAGGGTAAGACTGCAGAAAATATTTATAAAGCATTCCGTGGTTCTGTAGATTCTCGTTTTCCAGATTTAGGCAAGGTGGTATTACTTTCATTCCCTCGTTATCAAGGTGACTTTATTTCTAAAAGATATGAAGATGTTATTGCAGAAAAAGAAACTATTGAAAAGAAACATATTTTTATTATGAACGAAGACTTGCCACACGAAGATGCAAGCAATCGTTTTGAAATTTCGTGGGACGAAGATAATATTATTTCATACAAAGTTCCAAAAATATTAGCACTTAAAAGACCAACATGGGAAGTAAACCCTACTCGTAAAATAGATGATTTTAAATTAGCCTTTTATACAGATTTAGGAGATGCAATGATGCGCTTTGCATGTACTCCAACATTTGCATCTGATGCATTTTTTAAACAAAAAGAAAAATTAGAAAAGTGTATGAACACTAGAAACCCACTAGATTCTTTTAGAAGGTTTGACCAAGGATTTAAGCCAGATCCAGAAAAAACATATTACATTCATGCTGACCTTGCACAAAAACACGATAAGTGTGCTGTTGCTATTGCACATGTTGACAAGTGGGTAAACATTCAAGTTATTAAGGATTATGAACAGGTAGCACCAATTGTAGTCGTTGATGCCGTTGCTTGGTGGGAGCCAAGAGCAGAAGGACCAGTAAACCTGTCAGAAGTAAAACAGTGGATTATTAATCTTCGTAGAGAAGGCTTTAATATTGGAATGGTTTCTTTTGACCGTTGGCAATCTTTTGATATTCAAAATGAATTACAGGCTGTTGGAATTAAAACAGAGACAGTATCAGTTGCTAAAAAACATTATGAAGATCTAGCAATGATGATTTATGAAGAGCGTGTCGCTATTCCAATGATTCCAATATTATTAGAAGAAATGTCAGAATTAAAAATAATGAAAGGTAACAGAGTTGACCATCCACGTAAAAAATCTAAAGACTTAGCAGATGCCGTCTGCGGGGCGGTATTTGGAGCAATATCTCACACTCCAAAGCATACTAATCTTGAGATTGATATTCATACATGGTCCACATCTACACGACTTGCAGAAAAGCAGAAGTCTATGGTAGAATTAGACAATCGGGAAATGCCTAACGATGTTAAGGATTTCTTGGATAAATTAAACATAATATAATACAACAAGGAGAAAAATGAATTCATTTAAAAGAATAGCACTTGTTACCGCTGCAGCGTTGGCAAGCACGTTCTTTGTTGCAATTCCGCAGGCTCAAGCAGCAATAACTAACGGATATGTATTATCCGATTCGTTGGCTGCAGGTGCTCGTGGAGTAACAGTATTAGCGGACACAACCAAAGCAGAGGCTGGAGTTAATGCAGTAGTTGCACTAACAACTAGCGAATCTTTGGCTGCTACAGCAGATGACAATGTCTCACTAGAGATTTCTGGACCTGCTACATTTACTGATTACACGGCAGCAGGGTCAAACCCTACAGGGGTTACACTTACCAATTTAGGTAAATTATTTACATTTACAGCAACAACTTCAACAGCAGTTGTATTGCCTACGAATGTTAAGTTAACTGTTAACGGTGCAGGCACTGTAACAGTAACTCAAAAAAAGAAGGTTGGATCAGCCACTTCTACAGTTGACATTAAAACAATTTATGCTTCAACTGTTGCAAAGACAAATGTTTTGTCTGTA